CGTATGCCTCAAATTCATGGTCCTCTTGGCTCTAATGGAGGAAATTGGCGTCAATCTTCAGACGGTCGCAAATTCTTGGTTAAGCCTGCACTAAGCCATGATCATGCCCAAAATGAGATCGCTGCTGGTGTTGTTTATCGTCATGCTGGCGTGAGATTCCCTAATACCTCTATTGTGCATAGTCCTGAAGGGGATTCTCATATTGTTTCCGAGCACATCCCTGACCTAGAGCAACATTCTGGTAGCCAATGGCACAACAATCCAGAATTGCAAAAGAAGGCTCGTCAGCATTTCGGTACAGACGCATTGCTTTCTCATTGGGATGTACATGGGCTGGTAGGAGACAATACCCTCGTAGATCCTAAAAAGAATGAGCCAGTTCGTATTGAATCTGGCGGCGCTATGGCATTCCGAGGCATGGGTGGCGCTAAGTCTAATTTCAAGCCTGATGGCGAGTGGTCAGAGCCTCATTCAATGCGTGATTCTGAACAGGGTTATGCTATGTACGGCAGAATGTCAGATGACGAAGCACATGATAGTCTAGCTCGTGCTGGCAAGATCAATATGAATAAAGTTGAATCTGCTTGGAAGCAAGCAGGTATCTCTCCAGAAAACACTGAAAAATGGGGATCCACCTTGCGTGCCCGCCAGGATCAGATTCCTCACCTAATCAAGCGAGAAGCACTGTTGAAATTTATTGCAGCCCTAGAAAATCCCGTATTTGGTGGTCATGATTGGTTCCATGGAACCTCTCACGATTTCAAGGAGTTTTCTAATACCCCTCCTAATCGTAACTATTCTGAAGAGAATGAATTTAATACCGGATTAGGTACCCATCTGACTTCTCATCCAATGGTGGCTCGTCACTTTTTCAATGGATCAAATAATGGTCGCATTATTCGTGCAAGTTTGGAACTAAAGAACCCCAAGGTTTATAAATCCGAAGCCGATATGGGATTACATGCTATGGATGTAGCCAAAAAGGCTGGTGTCGAAGATGCTGACAAATATTGGGTAGCCAACCATGGAATGACTCCGAGCGGGGGATCAGGTAAGGCTTACGCTGTCAATGACGCAATCACTATGCACCCCCGTAGTCAAGAGATTGTGGATGCTTATAAGAAGCATTTAGAAAAAAGAGGACATGATGGTATCATTTATCGTAATGATGTAGAAGATCCTCATCATCCCGCTGCAATCGTTTTCGATCCAAAGAACATTAAAATCAAAGAGCATAATTGGAACCCATCTATGGACGAAGTAGACAAATATTTTGGTACTGGATCCAAGGCTGCTTCTAAGGAGAATGATGATTGCCCAAAATGCCAAGGTAGAGGGGAAATTTGGCACTTAGGAACATGCGATCGTTGCCAAGGATCAGGTAAGACTCAACAGGGTCTAAATGGATTTATTGGAAGTTTGGAGAAGTAATGCAAAGAACAGCTTTGGGAGAAACAGTAGCCCCTCCTGATGTAGATACATTACGAGATGATATTTGCCCTGTTTGTGGTAGCACTGATTCTTACAATGGAGATAAATGCCTGGTATGCGGATTTGAAAAGCCACCAAGCATGTTTATGGATCCAGACACCGAATTAGCCAGTCAGGTAGATTTACGTCAGCAAGACCAAGAAAATCAAGTCAATCCTCCTCCTACCACCCCCGATGGTGATACGAACGGGCCTGTGGCTCCTGATTTGCAATGTAATGTCTGTGGTGCCGAATTTAATTCGACTCAAGAATTAGAGGATTCTGGCGACCCATATTTTGCCGCTCCGGGCCAATCTGCCCCAGCGGTAGATGATCTGTTGGATCCAAACGCAGAAAACGAAGAAGCTAATCCTAACTCTGGTGGATCTATTCCTGATAAGGATGGCGACACTGGCACAAAGGATAGTGATATCTCTACGTTACCCGGCTCAGCTAGTGGCGATAATGCCAATGAAAATGTGGATGATCCTAAAGATACCCAAGATACTCCTGGTGGGGAAGATGACCAGGATTCAAATGATGATTCCACTGATGACTCCGAAAATTCATCCGACGATGATGATGAGCAAGGAGCCCGCAAATCGGGTGCCAAGCAAGATCAAGATGATGATGCCAGTGATCAAGATGATAATGATAACAGCGGCGAAGGTGGTCTAGGCGAAGAGGATACTAGCGAAAATAGCACAGATTCAGCCGCCGGTGGAATCAGTATGGATGACGGCCCTGAGCGTGTAGATCCTACTAATTCTGATAAACCGGAAGGCGCTGATGGTGATCCTGATGGTATGCAGGGAGATCCCAGCGAGAATCCTCAAGATCCAGCAAATGTAAATCCTGAGGAACAATATGAGCAGCAGTATGCCGAAGATCAGGATGCAGAGTCAAAAACTGGCTACGAGGCTGGAGATGTTTGCCCCAATTGCGGTGAAGGAATTCTAGAGCCTATTGGATCTACTCCTGTAGCCGATGAAACAGATAATCCCAACAATGAACAAATGCCTCCTCCTCAAGGTGATGCAGATCCCTCCGACGACCCAGTAGCATCCAAGGAAATTCCTAAAACGTCCGGTCGAATGAGCTATGAGAGCACACAAAGGTTGAGTAAGGCAGAAGGAGATTTTAGTATGCCAGAGAAGAATCCAGCAGCAGCACGCAGACAAGCTTTGTTTACTGCTCTAAATCAAAATGCCAAGATGTTACGCCGCCAGGCTGCTGCTGGTGTACAAGAGCGCCTTTTGCGTCAAGCCATCGAAGCTCGTACCGCTACGCTTGAGGCCCAGATTTTCCGTCTAGCTGAATTAGTCGGAGCCGAGAGCGATCGTGTACTTGCATCTCTAAATGAAAAGGGTTTCCAGACCCATGCATCTTTGGTCCACAAGGCTGCTCTTATTCGTACCGCCGATGAGCGTGACCCTGCTCAGCCAATTCCTGAGCCACCCGCTGGCGCTCCTGTAGTTACCGAGCAGGAAGCTGCTCAGCCAGCCGCTCGTGCAGATGTTACCCAGATGGGTGCTTCTCCTATTACAGATGTATCAGCAGACGCAACAATTGCTGTAGATCAGCCCTATGGTGAAGTGGCATTCGAACCGCTGAATCTAAATCAGGTTGACGTTACTCAGCCTATTGAGGGTACTCAGGGACACCTACCTCCGGAGCAGACCATTGTTCCTGTTGAGGTTCGTGTTGGAGATCCTGACAAGGCTACTCCTTCCTTCCCAATTACCTGGGGTGGAGAGGGTCCTATTGTTGGCGGATCAGTGGGTACTGGTGGACCTGACGTACAGCGTGCTCCAGATAGCCCGCCTGCTGTTATGCCTGGCACCACGGCAAGTCGTGATCGTACCTATTCGTCTTTGCGCCTAGCTCGTCTTCGTATTCAGGCTGGTATTGCTCCTGCCGATGCGGATGACTTGGTAATTTCGGCAGCCATTGATGGAAATAGCGATATGACGAACGATATTATCAATCGTGAAATCGCAACACTTCAGGGTGTAGTTGCCTCTCGCCAGGCACCGAGAACAGCATCTCGTAGCTTGGTTCCTCGTCCCATGACAGATAGAGAGCCTGCTTCATTTGCCGGTACCGGACCAATTCAGTCACACGGCAGCCTAACGGCTGTATCAGATGACGAATTTTGGGACGCATAAACACTGTTAAAAGTCTACTGACGCCTAGTAAAGGCTGAATAAGTTACACGGATCGTTTAGCCGATTCGGAGAGGATTAAAATGCTTAGAGTACAGCTAAATCAAAACTATTTGAAGCGCACGATCCGTCCTAATTATGCTTGGACTCAGGCAACCCCTAAGAGCGGTTTCTTGGATCCAGCTTGGAATCGCAGCGTACCGATCTGGCCCGGTATGGTCTTTATGAAGACTAGTGGTTATTCCGGTTATACCGGTCCTTACCAGACCTTCGGCTCTACTCAGGGTGGACCAAACTTCACTCTAATCAATGGTGTAGGTGAGCCTGCTGGTTTGGTAGGTCAATACATTGGTGGAGATGGCGTTGACGAGCTTTTGGAGACTGGTATTTCTGCCCTTGCTATTTGGACCCTAGATCCCGATGCTGAATTTGAAATCCTAGCTCCCGCATTCGACGCTAGCCTAACTTGGGCCGATCCAGGTAATGGTGTAGATGTTCTTATCTACGGTCGTACCGCTAACCTAGCAAATGCTGTTGGTCTGAATGGTTACGGTGGTCCTATTGCTGAAGGTAATTACACCGGTACTTATGGCCTTCAGGGTCAGCTTGTAACGAGTGCCGATGCTAATGCTTCTACACAGCCTGTTGCTCGACTAATCGCAGTGAACAGCCCAACCTCCATCACCATTGGCGGCTTGACTCCTCGTCACGCAATGTAATTTTAAGCCACAGGTCAATCTAAGAGAAGGAAATAAAAGTAATGTCTAATTTAGTGGCCGCAGCAAGTGGCTTGAAGCCTAGAACAGCAAAGAAGTCCGACGACTACGTTGCAGATATTTTGCGTCGTCGTGGTGGAGACGGCAATGCTCCTACTTTGACCCATGAGGCCAAGGTAAAGAAGCTTGCTTTGATCCTTCAGGACGAAGTAAATGGTATCCGCCGTCTTGGCGTGGGTATGGTTGGTCCTATCCAGCTTAAGCTTCGTTATCAGGGCATTCTGCGTAACGTACTTATTGAGGACCCGGTAACTCCTGGTACCCCGGTTGAGTACGATGTATGGGATGACTTGGGTCAGGCATATATCATGTCTGGTACTGAAGGCGAAGTACGAGTAACCCCATTCGAAGGCAAGCGTGTACCGATTAGATTCTGGCGTATTGCTTCCCGTCCTGCTATTCGTAAGGAAGACCTTTTCTATCTGCGTATCAACGCTGTAGAGCAGGCTCAGGACGAAACCAAGCAGGCAATCATGAAGCAGGAGGATAGTCGCCTTTTGATCATCCTTCAGGCTGCATTGACTGACTATGCTACTCGCCCGGACCACGTAGTTACCCCTAACCACACGGTTTATGAGGCTTCCGGTTACTTCACCCCTCAATCGATGTATACCGCTGTTGCTCAGACCGACATGCACGAATTGCCTTCGGGTCGTATGCTTGTCAATCCGTTTGATTATCGTGACTTCTTCCGTTGGGATATCAACACGACTGGTTGGGCATTCAAGGACCGTATCGTTGCTGGTGAGCAGATCACCACATTCGGTGAATTCCAGTTCCAGCGTTCTATCATGGTACCTCAGGGTCAAATGTACTTGCTACCTAACCCTGACTTCCTCGGTGTATTCCCAGTTCTTTACTCGCTAGACGTTGAGGAAAATCACAATGTCGAAGCCTTCTGGAAGGGTTGGGTATTCGATGAAATGGTATCAATGGCAATTCTGAATCCACGTGGTATTGCAACGGTACTCAAGGGATAATTTCAAATCTCTTAATAATCTAGCCGCAACATTAAAGAAAGGCTCCCTTTCCTTGGGGGAGCCTTTCTTACTGTCTAGTTTTCATTCAGACCAGCTAAAGAGTGAAAACATAAGTCTTACGGTGGGTGTGTCACTTCGTCTTAGTCTGTGGTGGTCCTATTTCGAAGGTTCGGACCCCACCGTATTTTTTTAGGATGGCATTATGGGGCTTGGCGGAATTATTGGACTTCTGATTCTTATCATCCTTATTGTTGTTTTGTTTCGTTTGCTTTAAAACCTGTTAGTGGGGTAATCAGAGCATCGAAAGATTGAATTCAAACTTTTGAAAGGTACTTTATGGCCCGTGCTTCTGTAACTGCTGAAAATGATGCTCTGACTGCCCTTCAGACGCCTTGTGCTTATATTTCCCTACACTCAGCCGATCCGGGTACTACGGGCGCCTCAGAGATTTCTGGAGGGTCCTACGCCCGTGTTGCAGTGACTTGGGGTGCTGCGTCTGGTGGATCTATGGCAAATACCAACGCTTTGACTATTAATGTACCTGCTGGAACCACTGTAGCCTATTTCGGTCTTTGGTCTGCTGGTACTTCTGGCACCTATGCGGTAGGTGGAGCATTGTCTTCATCTCAGACTTTTAATACTGCTGGTACCCTAACGATCGCTGCTGGTGGTTTGACTCTAGGCGCATCGTAATTCGGAGTATTAAATGGCACTCGATATTTTAACTAATTATGTCGAGGCAACTGTTACCTCCGGTGGTACGACTGCTCCTGCTGCTGGTAATTCAGAAACCTGGACCGTTACCACTAATGAGAACTGGCCTGTTTTAAGCGCATCTCAGCAAAGCGTCACCACGGTACGCCCAATTCACAGGAGCCCCTATGTCTTTTATCGATGCTTATAATGCCTCTCAAAATCCTCAATTAAATCAGCGTGTACGTGTGGCATTGATGCAATATGCCGATACGGTAGCTACAGAGCCCCCAAA